CAGAATACCCTTTACGGTGATTGATGTACTTAACCAGATGGGGATTATGAAGGGCTTCAGGGTGATTGATGACGTTGGATTTGCCAAGTGGCTGAATGATCCTGATAATGCTGTCTGGAAAACGTATCGCGGAACCGTATGATTACTCAAGAGTTTCTAAAAAGTATTGTTTCTTATGACAAAGAAACAGGAGTCTTTCAAAGGAAAGATGGTGTCAAGTTTGGCTTTAAAGATGATGGGTATTTGCGATCTGAAATAAATGGCAAAAACTATTATCTACACAGATTGGCATGGTTATATGAGTACGGAGAGTTTCCTGACTCGCATCTAGATCATGTGAACGGTGATAAAGCGGACAACAGGATTGAGAATTTAAGAAAAGCATCAAGGTCTGAAAATCTTTGTAATGTAAGAAAAACCAAAAGAAATACGTCTGGATACAAAAACGTAACTTTTCACAAAGAAAGTAATAAGTGGAGAGTTAAGGTTAGTGTTAATGGCAAAAATAAATCCTTTGGTCTTTACGAAGATATAGAATTAGCCGATTTGGTAGCCATTGAAGTTAGAAATAAGTTTCATGGTCAATTTGCTAATCATTCCTTGATGGGTACAGTATGAGAGTTGGTGTTTGCGTTCCTGCAAGGGATGAGGTTCACACGGCATTTGCGTTTGACTTTGCGAAGATGGCTGCACATGATGCGTCTGTCAGGTGCAAGGATGGTAAGGGTGGTTTAAGCCTTTATACGATGCCGGGAACGCTGATATTTGACCAGCGTGAGAAGTTGGCAGAGGTAGCGTTGAAAGAGGGCTGTGATGCGTTGTTCTTTGTGGACAGCGATATGCGGTTTCCTCCTGACATCATTACTATTTTGTTGAGTCGTGAAGTGCCTATCGTTGGCGTTAATGCGACTACGAGAAGGAAGCCTGTAACACCTACGGCTAAGATGATGACGAAGTATATGGATGGTGAGACGTTAGTCCATAAATGGGAGAACATCGATAGTCGGGGTAAAGAGGGTATTGAGGAAGTTACAGCGATTGGCTTTGGTGCTGTACTGATCCGCAAAGAGGTATTTGAAAAGACTGGCAGACCTTGGTTTGATGCTGGATGGGGTAAGAATGGAGTCTGTGGCGAGGATGTTTATTTCTGCGTCAAGGCTGCTTCAGAAGGATTCCCGACCTACGTTGACCATGAACTGTCCATGCACATTCGACACATAGGAACCTATGAGTACGGATGGAAAGATTTTGAGCAATTAGAGGAATGATATGCCGTTTACTTCCTATTCGGACTTAAAGACTACGGTAGCAAGCTATCTAGCCCGTAGTGATTTGACCACCGTCATTCCTGACTTTATCCGACTAGCTGAAGAACGGCTGAGACGAGACATTCGGACTCGTCAGATGCTAGTAGTTGCCACAGCGACAACGACTGGCGGTGACTCTACGGTTGGATTGCCGACTGATTTCCTTGAGATGCGCGATATACACCTGAACACTATGCCGGTGTTTACGTTGCGCTACAAGGCTCCTAACAGCTTCTATGAGACTGCCAGAACGACTGAGAGTGGCAGACCTGTGGACTACACGATTCTCGGCTCTGAGATTCAATTAGCCCCTATTCCAGATACCGCATATACGTTGCAAATGTTGTATTACTCTAAGCCTACGCTATTGAGTGACGCGAATCCGAGTAACGTATTCCTAGCGAACTATCCTGATGCGTTGCTGTATGCCGCTTTAGGTGAGGCAGAGCCTTATCTGATGAATGATGCTCGTTTGCAAACATGGTCAGCTTTATATGATCGTGCGATAGCGGCTATCAATACGTCTGACCAGTCGAGTGAGTACAGCGGTCAACCTATGTCAATGTCTTATAACGTGAGGTAAATCATGGCAGAAATGTCGAATTATTTAGAAAACGCTCTGATTAACGCTACCTTGCGTAATACGAGCTATACGAGTCCTACGACGGTTTATTTGGCTCTATATACGGATGATCCTACTGATGCGGATACTGGAACTGAGATTTCAGGTGGTTCGTATGCTCGTCAGTCGATTACCTTTGGTGCGCCAAGTAACGGAACGTCAACAAACTCTGCTGCGATTGAGTTCCCGGCTGCAACAGCTAACTGGGGAGTTATTACCCATGTAGGTATCCGGGATGCACTAACGTCTGGCAATCTGCTGTATCACACGGCTTTGGATGCGTCTAAGACGATCAATAATGGCGATATTTTTAAGATTCTGACTTCTAATCTGAGTGTTACCCTAGCGTGAGGTGAATTATGTCTACTATTGTTACTCGCGCAGGTAAAGGTTCTGCTCTTAGCTTTGCTGAGGTTGATGGGAACTTTACCAATCTCAATACCGATAAGGTTGAGGGGCAATCAGCTAGTGTTGATAGCGAAATAGCATTATTTTCTGGTACTGGTGGCAAGACGATTAAACGTGCCACTACGACAGGTGTTCTAAAGGCTTCGTCAGGTGTTATTGCTGCGGCTACAGCGGGTACAGATTACTTAGAGCCTCCATCAGGTACGGCTATTCTGAAGGCTAACTCGGGTGGTGCGTTGGCTAATGCGAGTGCTGGCACAGACTATGTAGCTCCGGGTACTGCTACGACGTTTACAGCAGATCAGACGTTTAACTCGACTCGTCTGAAACTAGCTGGCTCTACATCAGGATCAGCTACGTTAAATGCTCCTGCTACCGCTGGAACTAACACTTATACCTTGCCACCGGATGCTTCGACACTTGGCTATCGGAATGTTCCGCAGTCAGGATCGGATAAGACTACGAGTTATACATTAGCTACGACTGACATCGGTGAGTTTGTGGGTGTTGGCACTAGCGGATCGATTACGATTCCTAACAGCACATTTGCTGCTGGCGACATTGTTTCGATCTTCAACAACACGACAGGCAATATCACGATTACCTGCTCGATTACGACAGCTTACATTGCTGGCACGAATACAGATAAGGATACGATGACGTTAGCGACTAGGGGTGTAGCTACGGTTCTGTTTATTAGCGGCACAGTTTGTGTTGTAACTGGCAACGTAACTTAAGGGGTTGGCATGAGTGGAATCATGGCAATGCTGCTAGGTAGAGCTGCTGCTGGTGGTGGCACATTTACTGTTGTTCAGACATTCACCGCATCTGGTACTTGGACTGCTCCTACTGGCGTGACCGAGGTTGAGTACCTAGTGGTTGCTGCTGGTGGTGGGGGTGGTTTTGGAATTGGGGGCGCTGGCGGTGCTGGAGGTTTTAGAACTGGCACAGGATTAAGTGTCACCGCAGGTACTGACTACACGGTAACTGTTGGTGCTGGCGGCGCTGGCTCTGGAGGTGGTACTGGTACATCTGGCGGTAATTCTGTGTTCAGCACCATCACATCTAACGGTGGTGGTGGCGGTGGCGCAGGTGGTGCTGATGGTTTGTCCGGCGGTTCCGGCGGCGGGGGTGGATACAAAGCATCTCCCGGTTCAAATGGCGGTGCTGGCAATACACCTAGCACAACTCCATCACAAGGAAGCAATGGTGGCAATAGCCCAACATTCACAGGTGGCGGTGGCGGTGGCGGTGCTAGTGCTGTTGGAGCAAATGGGTCATCAAACATTACTGGCGGCAATGGCGGCGCAGGAACTGCATCAAGTATAAGCGGCAGTAGCGTGACCTACGCTGGCGGTGGTGGCGGTGGTGCTTACGGTGCTGCTCCTACTACTGCTGGTACTGGTGGTGCAGGTGGTGGCGGCAATGGTGCGATTGGAGGAAGAACACCATCTGTTGCAGGCTCTGCTGGAACAGCCAACCGGGGTGGTGGTGGTGGTGGCGGTGGTGGTGGAGATGCTAGTCCAGTTGTCACATCTGGATATACGGGTGGTTCCGGCATTGTCATCCTCAAGTACAACGTCGCATCACAGACTGTATTCACCTTCAAATCATCGACTAGCTGGACTTGCCCGACAGGTGTGACCAGCGTGGATTATTTGGTCGTGGCTGGTGGTGGGGGTGGTGGTGTTTACGGCGGCGGCGGTGCTGGAGGTTTCAGAACAGGCACAGCATTAAGCGTTACAGCAGGAACCGAATACTCTGTAACTGTCGGTGGTGGAGGTGCTGGAGGAACTACAGGTGCAGTTGCTGCTACAGCTGGCGGGAATTCTATCTTTAGCACTATTACTTCCAATGGTGGCGGTGGTGGTGGGAATAACTATGTAAGTAACAATGGTTCCAATGGTGGTTCTGGTGGCGGCTCAACTTTTTCAGGCACAGGTGGAACTGGAAATACACCATCTACTAGCCCATCTCAAGGTAACAATGGAGGAACCGGTGGTTTAGGAAGTACATATGATGGCGGTGGTGGGGGTGGCGCTGGCGCAGTTGGTGGAACGGGAACCGGAAGTGGTAGCGGTGGAAGTGGTGGCAACGGCACAGCCTCATCCATCTCCGGCAGTTCCGTGACCTATAGCGGCGGCGGCGGTGCTGCAAGCGGCTTTAGAAACAGCGGTGGAAATGGTGGTGGTGGAAATGGTGGAACAGGTGGCGGTGGGAATGGGCAATTAGTTAATTCTAGTACTGTGCAAACAAGAGCTGTTTCAGGCGGCACTACTAATACAGGTGGTGGCGGTGGTGCTGCTACGGATTTAACTGGTGCTGGCATTGGAGGTTCAGGCGGCTCCGGCATCGTGATAATCAAAATCAACTAATAACTATGGAAACTAAAGTCTATCGATTCATGGGCATCGACACAGCAATGCAGTTGCTACGTCCGGGTGCAAAGTGGGAAATCTCAAACAACGTCTTTACCCGTTGGGAAGACCCAAGACCTTGCCCATCGATTGAAGAAGTCTATTGGGTGATTGATAAGATTAAAGAATTTGAGGACAGCATCCCGACGATGTGGCTACCAGAGCAACTAGAGCAGATGGGTGTGCAAATGAAA